CGGGTATTGTAATCTGCATAATTTACTCCTTTTAATTAATTACCTATATAGTATAAAAACGATCAACTACATGGTATAGGATAGTCTAAAAAATATTAAACACTAACCAGAATAAAAAAATATACTTCAATATTTTACGGTCAGTCTGGTCCACTTCTTACAGTAATCCTGAAACATTATTACCCTGAGGTTTGTATGGTAAGTCGTTAGCCCAATCATTAATAGCCACCCTCGGTATTTGATTAACCACCCCATGAGCACTATAATGTACACTAAACTCACCACCAAAAGGGCTGGTAAATTGTAGCACTACAAAGTGACCGTCTATATAGGTGATTGTGACCTCTGTGGTAACGTTCAAAGACTCACCCTGCTTTGACGGTAGGTCACGCAGGGCGGTCAGTAGTAGGTCTGTACTTTCTTCGTTATTCATTACTACCTGTTTTACTTTTCATCCAACCAGAAACAACGTCAATAGATTCACGTTTACCTAGTTCTGGGTGTAGCTCACGTAGTTTAGCTGGTGCACCGAACATATTCATTTTACCTGACTCTAACATCAAGTCAAGCATGACGTAGTAAGGTAAATACTCTTTTTGTTTTTCAGTTAGGTTCATGAGCCAGTCCTCATCATATGCATTCTTAAAGGTAGTACATGTACTAAATTACAAGTCATACAACATCTACCTTCCGCGTAAGGCTCAGCGTTTTCACCGCTATCCCAATATACTTTACCCTCTGGGGTCTTTTTTACTTCTATATCACCCTTACAGATGACACACTCTTTTGGTTTTGACATAATTTACTCCTATAAATTATTAATTAACTAGATATAGTATTAAAGGGATGCGGTACATGGTAAAGGATAATCCTAAACATATACTACATCCCGTATCACTAGACAATCTCTAAAGTTTTAATTTTATTGATATCGTAGTTAAGGTCAGTAGCAGTATATAAACCTCCTGCTAGTGCTTCTTTTACTGTTTTACCATTAACGGATTTAACTCTAGCGTTATTCTCGTCGCTGGTCACTTTTTTACCTGTCGCTTTTAATTTAGCGTCAGGGTGGAATTTACCAAACTTCAAGGTAGCATTAGTTTTAGCTTCCTTCACTTTGGTTTTTACTTGGCTTAACTTACTAGCATCAATAGTTATACCACCGATTTTTCTAGTGTAAGCTTTTTTAGTTGTAGCTTTTTTAGTCATATTTGTACCCTCCTTAAAGGTTTATTTAAGTTACAGGGTAATAATAAGCTTGATCATAAGTAAAGTAAAGCATACTCAAAAAGAATAATTTGAGTGCTTAGTGTAATAGTATAGTGAAAAATAGGAGTCCATACTGTATGGCACTATACCACCTTTTGTATTTAGTCCGCCACTAAGCAAGAAGACCATAGATAACCCATACAATATGGAATATCCTAAATTCGTACTGAGTGTCCTAGATTAACCCGCATTATGAAAGGAGGCATTAATAACTAATATGAATACGTAGTATGGGTGTCTCACACATCTAGGTCGATTTCGCCGTCACTCAGTAAACAGCTGTTGTCGGAATACTACTAACCCCCTTGTCCAATCATTAAAGTCTTGCTTTAAATAATTCTTTTAAATTTTTATATCTTTCAGTTTCTATGTGTCTTAAATGTGGTGGTCGGTTACGGTTAGTTTGGTGTTCACGTTTACCGCAAGTTTCACACTCTAAAACACTATCAAGAGTGCCTAATGCGTTAACACTAAAACTGTTTGACCAGTTACATTTATCATTACAATTTACTTCCGACATATAAACCTCCATAGTTTTATTAAATCAGCTTCTAAACTCTCTAGCATATCAGCTATTTGTTGTAGTGATTCTTTCACTAGTTAGCTTTTCTATTTTGAGCCATATTACTTATTTCTATGTAGTTTTTTACTACCATCTCTACCTGTACAAACGCAGTATAGTTCGCTAAATGTTCCTGTACATTTTCAGGGTTCTCACTAGCGTCAACTACCCTTTTTAATAGCCTAAGTGATATTTCTAATTCTCTAGCTAAATCTCTATCCATAATATTTACTCCTTTTAAGTTAAAAGTAAACTATAATAAACATCACTTAGAAGGTATAGGATAGTCATAATCTTTTATATCCAGTTCAAAGTGGTCTATTTGTCTAGCAAATAAAGTAGCTGTATCCATATCTGGATGCATGTATACATCGTTACTACGAGTTTCTTCTAACTTAACTCTTCTTACTATTTTCTCCATTCTACCGTCACCAGCTTTTATTAAAGCTTCATCAAATGTACGTGCTTTAACGGGGTGTATGTCTACTTCTATAGATGTGAATGGTATATAGTATGTCTTTAAATCTGGGTTGTCGCTAACTAAAGTTAGTTTGGGTCTGTCTTTCATTTATGCTCCTTAATGCAAATAGGTGGCTAGGTCTGTACAAACACTAGCCACCGTGAAGGTCTAGCAGTTTAACGTCATAACTAGAGATAACCTTCTCGCACTCTAGCACTGACTAGTTACTAACTAACTAAGGTAATTAAACCTTACATCCTTAACATAGTAAAGCCTACTCATACGCTCCTAGTAGCCAAAATACCAATAGGTATCTGTCGCCCTTACCGACCTTTAGTCCACGGTGCATGTGAGTAAAACTAGGGAAAAACAAAGCATGTCCTCTTGGTAATGGCGGTACTATGCCTCTACCATGAAACTCTGTTCCTCCTCCTTCATAGTCACCAGTGTTTAAAGGCACTACTACCGATATATCAGCACTAGCGTCATGATGCCACTCACCTTGTTCTCTTTTAGCTAAATTATAATTAGCTAACTGTATTGAATTTATCTTTAAACTGTAGCGTTGCCAAACTGCAGTGAATAACGGGTTCATGTGGTTTAACACTACACTGTGTAAGTTAGAACTAAGTTGCGGGATGTTATCTTGCAGAGTTACTTCAGGTATTTGACGTAATTCATCTTCGTCATCGTTTTCGGTAAAGCCTAAATAATGCTCGATGTTCTTTATTTCATCTAACATCATATCACAAAAATCTTCTGTAAATAAAGGCACGGAGTAAACGTCAGGTAGTTCTTCTTTTATATATTCTTGTAAAGGTATTTTTAATTCTTGAGTACCGTCACCACCATGAAATTTTATAATATCTGGTTCTGCGTCTTGTATTATAGCCAACGTTGTTTTGTCAATCATCCAGTCTGATTGTATAGCTAACATTGTGTTTTTAATTCTGTATGGTTTTGACCTATCCATTTTTATACTCCTTAATGTAGTATGGGTAATCTAGTTTCCTCATTCAACTCACCCACTATTTCTATATTTAATACACTTGCTTCTTGGCTTGCTTCTTGATAATCATAAGCAAATATAAACGGTCCAGGGAACGTCTTTTCTTCACCAGACAGGCTAGTTATAGTAAAAGTAGTGATAAAGATTTTAGTGTTTTCTTTTAACATTTTTTATCTCAACAACGTTCTTTAACTTACTGATATCCCGTTCTTTATTGAATATCTTGTCCCAGTTGTCTGAGTATTTTTTAGAATCTTCAGGGCGTCTTTTACTACCCTTACCACCGTGCCATTTACTGGTCAACTTCTGATTCTCCTTCTATGATTTTACCTGCTGGTAATATTCCTCCAGTATCATAATAAAGTTGTTTCATACGTTCTAAAACTTCTTCTTTTGACATAGTGTCAACTCTGTTAACGGTTAATTCACTACGATTAACATAAAGCCCTGCTGCTTTGCCTCTAGCCACTTCCGCAGTTACCGCAGCAGACCAAGCACCATTACGCATAGCCCCTTCTCTTATATCTTTAAGATCAGTAAGGTGAGTACTAAGATCAAGTTCAACTCTTTTGGCTGCTTTTTCTTGTAGTGCACCTATACGTTGTTTCACTAATGGGTTTGAGTCTGAGTCAAGGGTATATCCAGCTCGTGCTGCATTTTTCTCGCTGTATCCTGCGTCAAGTGCAGCGTCTTTTTTAGACATACCTTTAGCTACGTTCTGTGCGTACTTTTCCTGCTTTGGTGTTAGTTTTTTCTTTGTTTTTGGCATAATATAACCTTTGTTGTGCTCTGTTCTTTATCATGAACTCTTCTTCATTCTTTCTTTTATGGTATTGCTGAGCTGCATATGTAACTTTGTGATGTTTGTTAAACTCTTCTTGAAATATCTGTAACCCATCATATACTACCTGAGCTTCGTGTTCACCTCTGTCTAGTATGTATTTTTCATGATTAGCTTCAGCTATAGCAAATATTTCAGGGTCTATACCATAATCTTCTATAACAAAACGGTCAGCATTACCTACAAAACTTTCATCTTTTTTAACTGAACTTTCACTTATCATACCTCTTGGTCCACCAGCCCAATCTAAAGGTGCATACACACCCTTACATTCTTCTGATCTTCTGATACTAGAAACTTTTTTAGAACATTTTAAAGAACAAAATTTAGTTCTTTGTCCTGAAAGTGGGTTATCACACTTAGGTGCTGAGCAACGTAAGTATGAAACTCGTTCAGTCATAATATCACTTACTCCTCCATATTCTTAGTATTTTTCTACCTTGCTGATTTATTATACTACGAGTAACTAATACTTTGTCATTGCGTTTACCATACACACTAGCAGCACCACGGATCTTTTTTAATTCAGCAGGATCTTGAGTGTCTATATCCATGTGGTCACCCACATCTAATTTATAAAAGTAATAAACTTGAGGTGCACTCTCAGCTCTGTCTGGTATAGGTATTTGTGTTTCACTTTCCATTGACAAGTATATGTCCTCCTTTCCAGAAGTAACCTTCAATCTCACTAGTGTGTGGTCTAGTGAAAACATAAATAGTTTCTGGGTTATATCTTTGGTCAATTAAATTACAGCAACCTTCTACTTCTTTTTCTTCAGCACACAGTATTTCTTCTCTATTATCTAATGACTCACTGCCGTAACTTACTACCCAATGTTTTTGATTTTTATCCATTTATTTACTCCTGATAAATAATATATAAATATATTACCTACTGAATATAAATTAGTAAAGTAAAATCTTATGTTATTTTTAAAGGCTCGAGCCGTTTTGATTTATAAACTAAGGGTTTTATACCTTTTAATTTAATCAAAGCCTTAAAACGGCTCACATTACGTCTAAAATTAAGATCCTTTAGTTATATACCCTAGCTTTATATCGTACTTTATATCATTAAGAGTCAGTACGCCTTTATCTAAAACTTTTTGAATAGTAGGTTTACCTTTATAGTTCTTGAGCCTTTCTTTATTCTTTTGACTCATAGGTACTTTATCAGTTCTAGTAAGTATTTGACTGGTGTCGTATGGGTCACGACCACGGACAGTCTTACAATAATTATTCGGTTTAGGTATATCTACCTTTTCTGTTTTGTAAATATTTTTCATATCTTCCTCGGTGTAGGCTACTGCTTTTTTCATCAGTAATTTATATAGATCTAACTGTCCACATTTAGCTGTTTTAAATTTCTTTTTCTTACCTGTATGAACCTCATACCAACGCTCAGCTTGAAAAACACTTAAAGAAGGAGCCATTTTTATAGGATCACCTATGTAAATACCACCGCCTTTAATTTTATGCATATCAGTCATGTAAAACTTCACTACCCGACTAGGATAGTCAGGTAGGAAGTAAACAAAGTTTATATCGTACGCTGGGTGCATACTATGCAGCGTTAGCGTAGTCAATAGCTTTAGTCATGGCTCTAGTTTTTAAACCAGCCCTAGCCCCAAACCAAGCGTTATGCATTGCTGCGTCACGGTCGTGTCCCCATTTATGGTCAACTACAAAAGTAACTGCATTCATAGCACCCCACCAAGTACCAGCACTACTTTTTAAGTTGGCTCCTGGTTGTTGTTCAAGTGCTTCGTATACCTTACTAGGTGCACGCTGGAACTCATCAAGCATAGTAGCACGAGCCACGTACTTTTGTTCGTCCTTAGTGTTTTCTAGTATTTTTTGCTGTAACGCTAGTTTAGGTTGCATTAAGTCAGCTATATAAGAAACTACAGTATCTTTGGTGTATTTTCTACTACATAGATATTCTGCTGCTTCTTTATACTCTTTCATACGGTTACTTGCTAAACCTAGTGCTTCTTCAGCAGTGGTTATTAAATCACCGTCAAAAGCTTTAGTATGAGCCATTTTAAAATGTGGCTGAGTTTTATCGGCTAACGCCATGCTAAGTGTATTATTACACACTACCCTAATAGGTGTGAATCTAATTTCGTTAGACTTACCCCACTCGTGACTCACAGACACAAGTAAATTACCTAATACTCTATCGTCTCCTGGTAGCGTAAAGCTTTCATCTACTTTAGCCATACCCCATATTTGACGACCGTCTTTTAATGACCCCGCAGTTTCCATAGTCATATTACCAGCGTCGGTAAATTTCTTAAAAAACGTAAAAGCGTCACGGTTTTGGGTTGGTATAAACTTTGGTCCACATGGTCCAAATACTTGGTTATCACTATCACGTACTAATAGTGAGTGGTTAGGTGCCATGATTAAGTCTTTAGACTTATCAGGGTCAGCGTTATCATATGTAAATATTTCACGCTTACTTACTGTCCAATCAAGTCCAGCTTGTACTAACATTTCGTCTGGTGTTAAGTTACTATCAACTTTAACACCTAGCCCATGCCAGGGAACTTCCCCTGCATAAGCCATAGTTTCAACGGCTGCTGCCATAATAGTACCTCCTTAAAGGTTGTTATGTTAGCCTGTATTAGCTAACTACCTTTATTAAACTATAAGTCACTAGTGATTAAAAGGATATTCAAAATGATCATTTACCAACGGTTGAAGAATCGTATTTACCTTTTATAAGTCTAATGTTTTGAATATCTAACCATTCTCTTAACTGAGTAATTCTTTGTTTAGTGGTTAGTTCAGGTGTGTTATCTATTTCAGATTTTTTATCCATGTATGCTTTATAACCAGTGTAGTAATCTCCGTTACCTAGTTGGTTGAACCTTACTATCTGCCACACACGTGCTTTAGTAATCCCATATTTGATTCCTATTTCTTCTAGGGTCATGGCTTCTTTCCAGTAGTGTGAGTATATATTTGAATACATAGTATCTTTTTCTGTACGTTTAGTCATTAAAAAACTCCTTATAATGAACCGTTGCTTCTCCCCAGTTTTTACCTATCTCCGCATCAACTTTATTGGGAACACATAAAGGTGTGCATTCTGCCATGATTTTTATTATAGTCTCACACTGGTGTGTGTCGGTTACTGAGATGTCTAACTCATCATGTACTTGAGTGTGTGGGAGTATACCTTCTTTGTATAACTCTACCATAGCTTGTTTAGTCATATCTGCTGCTGAACCTTGTATAAGTCTGTTCATAGCTTTATAGGTGTAGGCTCTTTTAACCTGACTACCATATTCGGTAACAGCTTTTTCATAAGGGTAGGGTGGTTTTCTATCATTCTTAGGCTCATATAAATTAAACCTACACTTACGACCAGCGATAGTAGTGATATATCCACGGTTAGCCCCTAGCCTAGCACACTGATCTCTTAAACCTTTGATAAAAGGTACTCTTTTATGATAGGTATCAAATAATATTTCTGCTTCTTGCATAGATAAGTCTAGTTGTTTAACCAGCTTTTCTTTACCCATACCATAACTAAGACCTAAGTTAATTATTTTAGCTTCTTTACGACTTATGTTAGCCATGTCTGCCACAACCTGATGAAAGTCTGCGTCTTTATTACGGTAAGCATCTACTGCATCTGCTGCACCTTCTTGCTCGGTAGCTGAGGCATAGTGTACTGTTAATCTAGGTTCTTGCTGAGAGTAATCGAACACACCCCAGTAGTGGTCTTTTTCTGGCACAAAGATACTACGTATAAGTGGACCAATGTCTTCGTTACGGGCTGGTACTTGTTGTAGGTTAGGATTACTACTACTGAATCTACCTGTT